CTGAATCATCTGGTCCTAACTATCCGCGAGCGACGTGGTCTTCCTGTACGGATGCAATTGCAATGTTAAGGTACCCATCAAATTGGTGGGCCTTTCATCGTTTTTGCTATTCGCAAGGATGGTCACTTGCCTCTCTGTGGATGTTGTGGATGAACTTCGTTTCAATCCTTATGTGGCCCCTTCTATGGTATCACGGTTATTTACCGAGATATATAGGAAGGTTAGCTAAGCTTCAGGAGGCTCGAGGTAAAGTTCGGGTTATAGCTATTTGTGATTATTGGACTCAGTTAATACTGAGACCCTTACACGATTCGCTATTCCGACTTTTACGTCGAATCGAACAGGATGGAACCTTTTCACAGGTTACACCTTTCGAGGCCCTGATGAAGAAAGCGACCCTAACGGGATCGAAAGTGAATTCTTTTGACCTTTCTGCTGCCACTGACCGGCTACCTATAGACCTTCAGGTGGACATCCTATCAATACTTGGTATCGATGGGCCCGCCTGGAGGGATCTATTGGATAGACCTTGGTTTATGGTACAGAGAGAGGATGGTATCATCGTTAAAGAAGAGTCCATCTTTTATAGTGTCGGACAGCCCATGGGAGCGTATAGCTCTTGGGGGATGTTAGCTCTAACACACCATATTATTGTTCAGGTAGCTGCTAGACGAGTGGGTCATACCCACTGGTTTAGAGATTACGCGTTGCTTGGGGATGACATAGTTATCCTTGGTGATGCAGTATCACAAGCTTATTTGGCTATAATGCGGGACCTCGGTGTCGACGTGAATTTATTCAAGTCGCACCAGGGTTACGTGGGTGAGTTCGCAAAACACTGGATACATCCACACTATGGAGACTTGTCTCCATTAGGTGCTGGAAATATTCTAGTGGCCGTGCGGAACTATAAATTGATGCCTTCGGTGACGCTTGATGCTGTCAACAAAGGTTTTCCTTTCCCTCTCGCCGTTATCAATAACTTGCTAGTTATTGCCAAGTCTTTTAACCGTAAGGTTAACAGACGGACATTACTAGCAATGTCATTGTTAATGTTGGGGCCCACGGGAGCTTTAGGAGCTGCAAACCAGTTATCAGTGGAAACACTGGAAGCATGGTTGTACACAGCAACTAAAGGAATCCGAAGAGGCTTCATCTTTCAAGCCATTCAAAATGCAGTTATGCAGATTAGAATGGATGAGGATGAGTCTAATCAGACTCAATATGCCCGTGAGCAGGAGTATTTCCAGGCAAATTGGTGGAGACATCCACCAATCGCATGGGTAACTACCTTTGATTGGTTGTTATACATCGATTGGGGGGATCTCGCTCGGCCTGCATTCCGTAGGGTCCTTAATTGGACATACGGTTTTCAGTTCCTAGACGAAATCCTACCAACGACGCTAACAATAGTGGTACCAAGAATCATCCTTAATTGGATGTCACTCTTGTACATGCCATTGTTGTGGGCTTCGCCTGGTTATTTAGCTTATCGCGATCGTTCAGAACCCGATGAAGGATTATGTTACTCTGAAGAGTTCCTATCACTCGAGAACGGTATGGATGCTGAGAGCTTGATCACTTTCGGTAATTGTATACGTACGATGATGGGGCTACCTGCAGGATCCGTAGCGTCACTAGATTGGAGTAAGGAGAAATCCTTACGTACATATCTAGACTCTCAGGCTAAGTTTATTAAACTTGTCGAGAGAAGACTTC